GCTCGTTATACCAAGGCATTGGCTCGTGCTATGGCATACACCAAGCAAACTAAGGCAGCTTCCGTTCTAAACAACGGTTTCTCTGCTGGCGTATATGCTGGTGGTGACGGTGTAGCTTTATTTAGCACATCACACCCACTGGTTTCTGGTGGCACTAACAGCAATACTCAATCTACCCCTGCTGATTTGAATGAGACTTCCTTGGAAGCCGCCGTTATTCAGATCGCTGCTTGGACAGATGAGCGTGGCTTGTTAATCGCTGCTAAACCACGTAAGTTAATTGTTCCACCTGCACTCCAGTTCGTAGCTACCCGTCTCTTAGAGACTCAGCTTCGTGTTGGTACTGCTGATAACGACATTAACGCTATCGTAAACAATGGTTCGATCCCAGAAGGTTATACAGTTAATAACTACCTGACCGATTCCAATGCTTACTTCCTCTGTACTGATGTTCCTAATGGTATGAAGCATTTTGTTCGTTCCCCATTAGCAAACAGCATGGACGGAGACTTCGATACTGGTAACGTCCGTTACAAGTCTCGTGAGCGTTATTCCTTTGGATTCTCGGATCCACTAGGAATGTTTGGTTCGCCAGGCGCATAAAGAAGAGGGGAGCCAAAAACTCCCCTTTTTTATTTGTTTGTAGTAAGATATTTAAAACTGGGAAACCAGCTTATTAAACTGCCCCAGCAGACGCATACACGATTAATAGGCTTACTTTGTATGGAGAATTAACATGGCACGATCCACATTCCAAGGTCCAATTCGTTCATTGGGCGGCATTTATCAACAAGGTCCAGCGACTATTGTTGAAATTACTTCTAGCACTACCCTAAGTCCAGAGCTTCATGGGGGACGTATTATTTCCGTAGGTGGTTCTTTAGCGGCTAATTTAACCCTAACCCTACCTACCATTAACGCTTCAGCCAATCCAGCCTCTTCTGGTCCTGGTCAAGATCCAAGCACCGCCAATAATGAAGGCGTGGTGTATACCATTTGGGTTCCAACCACAATCTCTACTTCTTCCTTGAAGATTGGTACCGACGGCACAGACAAGTACGTAGGCGCTATATTGTCTATTGACACTGATACAACAGACGCAGCCCGTGGCTTCGTTGCTGGTGCAACTGATGACTTTATTAACTTTAACGGCACAACTACTGGTGGTGTTGCAGGTACATTTGTACAGATCTACGCCATTGCTGCACTAAAGTATATGGTTACAGGCACTGTGCTAGGCACAGGTACTGTTGCTACTCCGTTTGCTACTTCTTAATTAATCTGGCGGACTAGGGAAAACCCTAGTCTACTCAACATCTTAGGAGATTAATTATGGGTATGCAATATGATGTAAAACAAGGACACTTAAACGAAAGTGGTTTTTTTGTTCTTGGACGCAACCGTGTCAAAGGTGTTTCATACTTTGGTGGCGGTGGAACTTTAGTTTTATTTGACACGACTTCTGCTCCTGTAACTTCTAGTGTAACGTATGCACGTGCAGGAACTTTAGTAACAGTATCTAAAACGTCTCATGGTCTAGCTACAGGTGATGTGGTTGGTATTCACTTCGACTCAAATACAGGCGTATCTGCAACAGATGGCAATTATTCTATTACTAAAGTAGATGCAAATTCTTTTACGTTGAATGATATTAATACAGGTACCATAACGTCTACGGCTGCTTTGTATGTTAGCGGAGTTAATCGTTGGCTAATGACTTATGAAACACATTCAACGGATGAGTTCCAAAACTCTCCTATTATTCCTGGTGAGGGCGTATTAGTCGTTAATGGGATTTATGCGTATATGAATGCCATAGATTCAGCGCAGATTTACTATGGCTAAGAAGACCCCATCCCTGTCTATTGGGCGTGGCGAAAAGTTACCAGTCTCGAAAGGGGCTGGGCTTACTGCCAAAGGTCGGGCTAAATATAATGCTGCTACTGGATCAAATCTCAAAGCTCCTCAACCCCAAGGCGGTGCAAGAAAGAAGTCATTCTGCGCCCGTATGTCTGGGATGCCAGGACCTATGAAAGATGAAAAAGGTAGACCAACCCGCAAAGCTGCGGCACTGAAGAGATGGAAATGTTGAATATGTTAGAACTCTGGACTGGTGGACTTACAATATTTATAGCGTTTATTGGATACGTCATGCACGAAAAGTTCAACGAATTAAAACGGATTGATATTTTATTAAATAAGACTCGTGAGGAGGTAGCACGTGATAACGTTACTAAAGCAGAAGTTGACCGCATTGTTGAACACATGGACGCAAGGTTTAACAAACTTGAAGCAAAAATTGATGAACTTATTAAAAGGTAAGTAATGCCTAGCGTAAGTAAAAAGCAACACAATTTCATGGCGGCTGTGGCTAATAATCCAAAGTTTGCTAAAAAAGCAAGAGTGCCTCGCTCTGTTGGAGAAGATTTTATGGAAGCGGATAAAGGTAAAAAGTTTAGAACTGGTGGATCAACTAATCCAGCTAAAGGTAAATTTAATAGGCCACGTTCTAATCATGGGATGATGCAGTTACCAAATGTTAGTTTAGAAAGATTTAAAGGTAAAAAAGCAGGTGGTATTTTAACTAAAAATGAAAAGGTAAACGATATGAAAAAGATGAACCCAGGCATGATGGCTATGATGGCAAAAAGAAAATCTTCTATGGCTGATAAAGATATGCCTATGAAAAAAGGTGGTATGCCGATGGTAATGAAAGATGGTAAAAAAGTACCAGCGTTTGCTGCTGACGGCAAAGGCAAAATGAAACACGGTGGTAAGGTTCACTCAGACGTGGCTAAAGACAAGCCAATGATGAAGACGGTAGCCGCTAAAGCGGTTAAAGGTCACGAAAAACGTATGCACGGCATGGCTAAAGGTGGCGGCATTGAAGTTAAAGGCAAAACCAAAGGCACAATGATTAAAATGAAATCAGGCGGCAAGGCTTGCTAAATGCCAATAGAACCTATTGACCCTTCTAAAAAAGTTGGCGATGGTAAGAGTGATAAATACACTCCTCCCAAGGAAAAGTTTGGGCCTAGCGAGTACGATAAAGCGGCGGAAAAAGTGAAGCAAAATAACGAAAAGGCTAAAGCTGAAGCACATAAAATGGCTGAAGAGCAAAGAGCAAAAGTTGAGGCTGAACGCCCACGCACCTATGCAGAAAGATTGCAGGATATGAATAGATTGCCTAAACCTAGTGTTGGCAGTGGTTCATTTAGTGGGAATATAACCGATCCCATGGAGCGTAAAACAAAGCCTTACAATAAAGCCAAGGGTGGAGTAGTTAAGTCTTTGAAAAAAGCTGGTTTTTATGATTCAGGTAAAACTAAGTCAGAACGAAAAAAGATTGTCAGTAAAGCAACAACTAAACCACAGAGGATAGCTATGGTTGAGAAACTATTTTCAGCTAAAAAGATGAAAGCTGGTGGCATGGCTTCTAAACGTGCTGACGGTATTGCAATTAGAGGAAAGACAAGAGCATGAGACCTAGCCGTGGTATGGGCGCCATAATGCCTACTAAGATGCCAGGTAAGAAAACGATCAAACGCAAGGACAATCCAGAGGATGTGGAGATGTTTGCGGGTGGTGGACTTTATGCCAATATCGCTGCCAAGAAACGCAGGATAGCTTCTGGTTCAGGCGAGAAGATGCGTAGTGCTGGTGCTAAAGGCGCTCCTAAGAAAAGTGATTTTGCAAATGCTGCTAAAACGGCTCAATACAAAGAGGGTGGTACGGTTAATAAAGCTGGTAACTATACGAAACCTGGTATGCGCAAGGCTTTATTTAATAGTATTAAAGCATCGGCTACGCATGGTACGGCAGCGGGTCAATGGTCAGCAAGAAAAGCACAGCTCCTAGCTAAACGTTATAAAGAAAAAGGCGGCGGGTACAAGTGAAATGGTCAGACAAGCGCAAAAAGTCGATCAACTGCGACAGCCCAAAGGGGTTTTCGGAGAAGGCTCATTGTGCGTCAAAGAAGAAGATGGCAGGGGGTGGTTTAGCAAAATCACAGCAATCTTTAAAATCTTGGGGAGACCAAGAATGGCAGACCAAGTCAGGCAAGAAGTCGTCCGAGACGGGCGAGAGATACCTTCCCAAGAAAGCAATACAAGCGTTAAGCCCAAGCGAGTACGCAGCAACAACACGAGCAAAGCGAGCGGGAAAAGCAGCTGGGAAACAGTTTGTTCCGCAGCCCAAAGGAATAAAAGCAAAAGTAAAGCCGTATCGAAAGGTTAAGTAATGTCTACATCTGGAACTACAGCTTTTAATCTAGACCTCAATAACCTCATTGAAGAGGCTTTTGAGCGTTGTGGTACGGAATTACGTACTGGCTACGATATGCGGACTGCCCGCAGATCATTGAACCTATTGACGGTTGAATGGGCTAATCGTGGTATTAACCTGTGGACAATTGAGCAAGGTCAGATTCTGTTAACTACAGGACAAGGATTATATCCAATGCCCGTAGATACTATTGATATCCTAGATGCGGTAATACGTCAGAATAACGGTGTTGCAAGTAATCAAGTTGACATCAACATTAGTCGTATTTCAGAGTCTACTTGGGCGACAATCCCTAATAAGTTAACCACTGGACGCCCTATTCAGATGTGGTTTAACCGTCAATCAGGACAGTCCAATACGTCCTTGGCAACATTAGCCAGCACGGTTACATCTACAGCTACGACAATCCCAGTTTCTAACGCTAGTTACTTAGCAACCACAGGCTTTATTAAGATTGACTCTGAAGTCATGAGTTACTCCAATGTAACGGGTAATGACTTAATTAATGTAAACCGTGGGCAAAACGGCACGACTGCTGCGGCACACACTGCGGCTGCAGTAATTACAGTCCAAAACTTGCCTGCTGTAAATGTTTGGCCCACACCTGACGCAGGAGGTGGTCCGTATACCTTTGTTTATTGGAGACTACGTAGAGTCCAAGACGCTGGCACAAACGGCACGGTAGAGCCTGATATCCCATTTAGACTATTACCTTGCATGGTGGCTGGATTGGCTTTCTACATGGCTCAGAAGCTACCTGACGGGCAAATGCGACTACCCTTTTTAAAACAGGAATATGAAGAGCAGTGGCTCTTGGCTTCTACGGAGGACAGAGAAAAAGCCGCTTCTAGGTTCGTTCCTAGGACGACCTTCTATGCCTAATAAATTTAGTAGTGGCAAATTTGCGATTGCCGAATGTGATCGATGCGGTCAGCGGTATAAGCTAAAGGAGCTTAGAAAGTTAATTGTTAAGCAGCAAGTAAAGAACATTAAGGTGTGTCCTAGCTGTTGGGATCCAGATCAGCCGCAGTTGTCGTTAGGGATGTACCCAGTGGATGATCCTCAAGCGGTACGGGAACCACGCCCTGATATAAGCTATACGGTATCTGGCAGTAGCGGTTTGCAGATTAATGGAACAAACGACACAACCTTAGAAGGTGTTGGTTTTCCAGAAGGTGGTAGTAGAATATTTCAATGGGGTTGGAATCCTGTTGGGGGGTCACAAAATGATGGTTTAACCCCGAACAATTTAGCCCCAGAAGGTCAGGTAGGCAGTGTAACGGTAACAATAACTTAGGAGTTAAAAATGTTTAAAAAAGACGCAGATGGGATTGCTAAAAAAGGCAAGACCGAAGGTAAAAATTTAGGTGACTCAGGTCCTACAGTTCTGGGTATGAAAGCCAAACCCAAGATGGGTGGCAAAAGCCAAATGGATATGAAGAAAATGGGTCGTAATTTAGCTAAGGTTAAGAACCAAGGCATGATGCGGAAAAGTGCTGGAAGGGGTCGATAATGCCTAACTATTCTAAAAAAGTAATGGGCAAGGAAGTAGGAGACGCTAAAGTCTATGCTCCTCCCCATACGATGAAGGGTAAGACAATCTCTGCTAAAGGCTTGTCTTCTA